AATTTATAACAGTCTTTTTTTCTTTATTTCTTGGTAATTTTTTATAATCAAAATGACTATAAGTCCATGATAAGCCATTTTTTACAACAGCATTTAAAAGAGCTGCCAAATATTTTTTGTCAATACCTTTTGCCGATTCTTTTGGTTTTGGATTTAATGCACAACTTGAAGGACAAGAACCATACATTGAAGTACCTGATCTATAAGTAGTAGCAATATTGCCTGTTTTTCTATTTGTTGAACTATTTATTAATTTTAACATTTTATTTTATCCTTTCTTTAGGGTTATATACAAAGGATATAAGATATAACCCTGTATCCCATATAACTATAATAAATTATAATTCAAGTCTTGACTTTTATATTTGTGGGATTATATGTTAATTGTGAGAATCACCATGACTTAAGGTACCAAGGTGGCTCTCAATGTTATTGGTGTTAATCTATTGGCGATTAATTAAATGTTTGTTTCAATCTTTAAACAGCCAATAACAAAAAAAGAAAGGATTAAAATGAAACAATACATAGTTGATATTAAAGGCGTTGTTATTTCAGAAGATGAATGGAATAATACTTCTATTTACCGTGTTGATAATTCTACTGGGATATGGTGTGAATTATCTTTTGATAAAGACGATATTATAAAAATTGAAGAAGAAAGGAAGATTGGAGGAAATATGGAAACAAAAATGTATAATAATTACACAATTAAAATTTGGGAACAAACTTCATCAATACAATATGAAGACAGAAATTTTGATGAAGAATTTCAAGGTTGTGGAACACATGGTTATCAAGTTTTTAATCCTAAAGGAGAGAGTATTCATCTTGATTATATAGATATGTGGGATGAAGACGCTTGTTATCAAAATGCCTGTCAAGATATTGACGCAGATTTGGAGGTAAATAATGAGTAATAATCACGATATAGAAATACAAATGAATTATTTTTTGAGTGGGGATGATTATAATTCATCACTTGAAGGATTAAAAAAATTTAAAGAAATTGTTCAAATGCACATAGAACGTTGGGAATATCATGTATCTAGTGAAAAAACTTTTAATCAATCATGGGAGGAAATGTATGGAGAATAAAATGAAAGCACATGAATTAATAAAACTATTAGACAATACTTTTACTGATGTTGAGTTTGATGTTTTTGAAGACATAGAAGGATTAGTAAGAGTAAACTTTGTTGTTAATATAGAGGAGGATAAAGATGCCTAAATATACAGTAATACAGAGTTATACTGCTCAAGATATTTATAAAAATGTTGAGGCAGTAGATGTAGAAGATGCAATTAATAAGATTGGTGGTTTACCAGTTGATGAGAATAATCATCAAGATACAGAAACAGAAGTAAAATTGGAGGAAGAATGATAGGAGAAAATTACCATGACAATTGATATAGGTCATAACTGCGTTGAATGTCATGAGGACACCCAGTTTGGTAGTGGGAGATTTGTTAATAGAATTCCTGCGGAAAATGATGAGCACAATGGTTATTTATGTGTTGATTGCCAGTCAGATAATTGTGATGAGTGCGATACACTAACACATGAATACCACCATGATGATGACGGCAATTTTTTATGTGAAGATTGCTATATGGACAAACTTAAAAAGGGTCTAACAAGTGACTCTTACGATCTATTGGAGGACGAAGATGAATGAGAAAGAAATATTTTTAATGAATTGTTATGAGAGGGCTTTTGTTATTTACAGTTATGACAAAAACTTACATTTAGCACATTTAGAAAATTCAGATATGCCATTAAAAGATTTTTTAAAAGCATACAAAGTTAAGATGAGAGAATTAACTGATGAGGAGGTAATATATACACCATGAATAAAATAGTAATTTACAAAGAAGGAGAATATCAATCTCTTCCAATGACTGAAAGTTTATTTTGGAATAGAGTTGATAGTTTAAAGAAAGCTCTATTAAATAGTGAGGACTTTGAATTTAGATTAATGTGGTATCACAAATTACAAGAATTATTGAAACAAGTACCTTAGTGTTTATTTATTTATTTTTTAACTGTCTTGGTTGGCTAGTTTTAATTCTTTATGTTCTAATTCAGTTGACTCGATAACTTCATACTCAGCATTAACAATATTATTATCCCGTATCTCTTTTAATTTTGACTCTAATTCTTTTCTAGTCATACTATCAAGAGATGCGGTTACAACCTCTTTACGATCCACATAAAAACCACCAAGTTGACCTCTTCTAAATTCAGCATTTATTGCAGGGCCTAACTGTCCATTTTCAACAGCTTTATCTCTTAATCTTGCTAATTCTCTAGAATGTTTAACAATATCAATTTTAGTTGCATCAGCATATTCTCTTTGTAGTTTTTCAATTGCTTCAACAACACCTGGGTAATACTTAGGATTTCTTAAATTAGAAGCTGCAGCAGTTGCACTATGTTCTTTATATCCTGCTTGTCTTGCACATTCAGTTGGAGTTATTCTTCCATTCTCTTTACAAAATATCTCAACAAATGCTTTTTGTCTGGGACTTAACCCACCTCTGTTTTTTGGCATAATTTCTATAATATCCTTCTTTTTCAAAAAGGTATAGTTTATTTTTACCCTAACTATTTATAATATACTAAGTATGGCTTAAAATATCCCAATAGTGTAACATATAATAAAATCTGTTGTTACAAGACTGTGACATAAAAACATATATAATTCAATAAATTAACTTAATGTAACACTGTAACAGGTGTAACACAGGTTTGAGCAGTAAAAATATTCTAGGGGGGCTAAAATAAACTATACTTTTATAAAAAGCAATATGGCTCTAGGTTAATTAATCAGCTAATCTGATTTAAAATTTCGTTTTAAAATTTCATTAGTGTGAAATTCTACCATATGTCTCATGTGTCTATAAACACAGAATTCCATCAATTCTTTTTCTTTTCTAAAAGAAAGTTCTCTGCCATAATTTAATGTGGCAATTTTATTCATTTCTTCAGAAGATAAAAAGATATGATTATTTGAGTTTAAAACATCATAAGAATAACCATTATTATCTGGTAATTGTTTTGGAATTGTTTTTACAACTTGCCAAAAATAATTTTCTCGGTTTTTTACAAAAATAAAACCAAGATGTAAAAATTTATACAAATCATTAAAACTAAAGTTTTCAATATTGTGTTCAGTACCACTATCGGTATGATAATATTTTAAATGATATTCAATCATATATTATTCCTTTTATTTGAGAGCCATATTAACTTTTCAAAGAGCAGTATCTAATCATGACTTATGAAGTCATTTTTAATACAATCCCATCTTATCCCATGTTAAAAGAAAAGTCAAGAAGTTTTTTTTGATAGTAGAGCCATACGATCAGGAGGAAAGAAAGACTCTACTATCATTTAACAACATATGCATTGATGATTTAACGGGTTAATATGATTATGGGAATTGAGGCCCGAACCATCTCCAAGCTTTTGCCATGATCTGCATAGAACCATTGAAAAACCCTCTATCCCAACTCTAAAAGGGCGGTTCGCCCTTAAACTCTATAACTGGTTTACTCTGGATAAATTTTGTAGTTTTTAAACGATTCTGGGTCCAATGGCGGTCCCCAATAGTATGAGGTGATTTCATCCGATACCCCATCACTCCACGTTTGGTTGTAGTGCTTATTTTCCAAGAGATGCCCTTGTGAGTGACAAACCTTACACTGTTCAATGACCTCTTCTGCTTCAAATGATAATCTGACATATCCATTTCCTTTACAATGATCACATATAATCATAACGCCTCCATAGTATTTTTCTCAATCTTTCCCATTTCTTCCTTATTGCTAACTCTCTCAAGGTCCGTGGTTCCCGTAACGCTTTCTTTGATACGTCTTTGTAGAGTTTCATTAACCGTTTCTTTAATTTCATTTATATCTCTCCTGTTATAACATCTAATGCAATAGTAAACACAACGCTTTCTACTACTACTATAATTCGCTACTAAATTTACCTCCAAATATTTTCGTTCACATTTGTAACAATGATCAAATTTATCATAATGTTTTTCAAAATACATTTGAACAGTCATTTTTTTTCTCATTCTTTCTTCCTCCTATTCTGATAGCTTAATTAACATCTGGCGCAACCAGGATTCATCTTTTGCTATCTCATAATACAACCAAACACAATAATCGAAATCATTTGTTTGATCAACACACCCTCTCACATACGTGTGGAAAGGTGAATAATGAACCGTGATCCATGTAACAAGAACCACGGTAACACAAACCATAAAAACGATGCGTACCATACATTAATGACGTCTAGCAGCCCATTCCATGTTTTCTTTTTCTTTTGCCAATTTTTCAGATTCTATTTTATTCTGCCATTCTTCTTTTTTTATTTCAAACCATAATTTCATGGACCATCTTCCATAAAAAAATCCTAAAACAAAAACCCCAAGAATAGCAAGAACATGCCATAAATGAAACATTTTACCCCCTTTCTAAGAAAAAAATTTGGGATCATACATCTCAAGTAAAGTATCAAGAGCCTTGCTGCCTTGTTGCAGCACATGGTCCCATTCATCTTTAGTATAAGATGTATTATACTTCGGATCATAAAACTTTACTGACACCCGTTTACATTTACGACATTCGTAAACTTTTTTTATTGGGCTTTCAGGAAGTTTCAACTAATCCGCCGATCCGTTCCTTTCTTTCTTTCTTTCTCTGAATTTTACATGTTCAATATCAACAAGTTTTCTAATAAAATTGTTAATTGTCATATAATCCTCTTTAGCTATTACTCGTATTTTATCATACGTGTCCTTGTGTATAGCAACACTTTTATATTTTTCTATATTCATGGGTTATTTATATGGGATAATATATTATAAGTCAACTATTGTTTATAACAAACATAGAAGATTCTAGGCACCATGTCTGTGTATAAACAGGATTAATACCTTGCTCTAAAGCTAAATCAGCAATTCTATTTTCCATTACAATACGTCGTGACTCGCATTTATCTTTATCAAAGTATAATTCCGCCTGATGCTTTACAGAAGGCATCCCAGGCATCGATATCATTGAAATAAGTAACCATATTTTAATCATTAACCTCTTTTATTTCACCCCAACTATTTCCTATTTCTACATCTACCTTACATTTAACCTTGAGATCAACACAATTTTCCATTATTCTTTGTATGACCGGATATTTTTCGGGATTACCAACAGAGAGATTCAATTCATCATGAACCTGGATATGAGGAAGAAAGCCTTCCTCATGCAAATCTATCATCGCTTGCTTTGTTTGATCAGCCGCACTTCCCTGTATTAACTTGTTAAGAGCTTTGTAGGTAAAAGCACGTCTAATGTTCTTTCCATGCTCTCTCATTGCTTCTACGTGTGGTAATGGCTTATTAATGCCAAACAGATTTGGTTCCCATAAATCGAAACGACATTTGCGACCAAGTAGTGTTCTTATATATCCAACATCTTGCGCACGTTGTGAAACTTTATCAGCAAGCTCTTTTACAAAAGGAACTCTTTTGTGATATTGTTTCCAAAGGTCTGCTGTATCTTCTTCATCTAAACCTAATTCTGAACCAAGTTTACCTTTACCCATGCCATACATCATACCAAGGTTAATTGTTTTTGCTGTCTTACGATCAATGCCTGCCATATCTGCTACAATTTGATGGAAGTCTGCATCTTCATTTTGATACGCATTAATAACGGTATCAGAACCAGGCAACCCACCATTTGTTAATTTAGCAAAGTGTACCGTGATCCGTGGTTCTTGTTGCGAGTAATCAAATGTTCCCCACTTGCATCCTTCTTCAGGAATAAATAATCGTCTGATCCGTGGACCAATAATATTATTACGTGCAGGAATTTGCTGTAAGTTTGGATTACTATACGAGAACCTACCGGTTACTGTTCCTCCTTGATCCGAACGCATCTGGTGGATCTCTGCGTGAATCCTGCCTCTGTACGAATGCTTGAGTATTGTATCGATGAAGGTGGTTCTCGCTTTATTAATCTCCCTCGCTTCAACAATGTTCTTGGCCAATTGACTAGGATGTGTCGTAAGAAAATTTTTATCAAATTTAGGCTGACCAGACTTAGGCGTCGTTTCATATCGAATACTTTTCGCATCGAAAGCTTTCGCCACTGATGTAGGAGTCCATACTTCCACAGCAACACCTGTATCCTTATAGATATCATCCAATATTTTTTTCTCTCTATTAGCGAAATCATTTTTCGTGCGCTCTGCTTCATCAAGATCAATCCTAACGCCTTTCTTTTTCATTTCAAATAGAATTGGGAAAAGCTTTGTTTCTAACTCAAAAATAGACAATAAATCTTGTTTGATTAATTCTGTTTTAAAGAACTGCCATAACTTTAAAGTAAGAACTGTATCTTGTTCAGCGTAAGGACCAACATACATTGGTGGTAGTTTCCACATTTCTCCTTTAGCATCGACGCCCCAATTTTTAGCAGCATCATACAATAATGATTCACTCTTTGTTTCACCAAGATAATGTTTACCTAACTCATTAAGTGAATACCTAAATCTATTTTCATCAACAAGAGGAGCGGCAATCATTGTGTCAATAATACGACCATGAACTTTTAAACCCATGGCATGTAACCAACCAACATCATACATGGCATTATGAAATATTTTATCGCATGGTAATTCTAAAATCTTTTTTAATTGACCTGTAAATATTTTTTCATCAAAATTACCACCACCTTCATGACGAATAGGGAAGTATCCTGTCCATCCATCAACGGCTATGGCAACGCCTGCAACAAAACCTTTTTTAACAGGCCATCCAGGACCAATGCCTGTATTTAAACCGATATCATTTGTTTCTAAATCAATACAAATTTCTTTTGCATCACTAAGATCTGGAATTGATTCAGGAGGAACCCACTCGCTTGGTGGTTGAAACAATGGTATTTGTGTCATGATGTTTCCTTTTTGCTAATTTCACCTGCAATGCCAGCGTATCCGGCAATGTCTATGTAACAGTCATCAGTATGCATGTTTTTTAATCGTGCTACTTTTACCAACAACATACAAATTGCTACATCATGAGGGGATATATCTACATCAAGAAATGCACTCCATAATCTTGCAATGTTTTGATGATTAAGTGTTTTATCACCATAATCTTCTTGTCGTTGACCTTCAACTAACTCAATAGCTTTCTTTAAAAAGTCAGATGTTTTCTTCATGCAAATACCTCTCTAAATTCTCTGTTACTGCGTGAACGAACTAAATATAAATTTTGTTTAGCTCTTGTTAAAGCAACATAAAAAACTCTTCTCTCATCATCTTTTTGTCGCCAATATGATTCATCAGCCTTACGTGATAAATCAGATAAAACCATTACGTTATCTGCTTCTCCGCCTTTACTTCCATGTACTGTAGAGAGCGTGATCCGTGGTACGGGATTAAAGCTACCTTCTTTTTGTATAACGGTAGACACATACGCTTTTTTATATTCAGGGACCTTGTCTAATGCTTCATGCCACGAATAATCTTTTGGTACTTGCAATCCGTTATGTTGTTGTAATTGATCAAAGGTAAAAGTTGATTCAGGATCGACACCTGTTAAATTTTTATAGCCACGTTCAACACCAACATTACTATTCATATAATAATATAAATCTTTTAATTGATTGAAATCTATGTACCCTCCTTTCTGAAGATCTCTCCATGCTGTGATAGCATTAACTAAACGTTTACCAATAGAACTTTTATCTGCACGATGATAAAAATATCCAAGTATACGTAAGTCATCTTCTATTTGATCTAAAAAATAATTTGTTCTGCCAAGAATTAACCAATTGCCTGTTTTTAAATGTTCATAATTTCGCCTTGGTAAGTGCACAATGTTGCCTTCTTCTTCTTTAGGACTCCATGTTTTTGCTACTCTATTTTTCACACGATTAATTAAATTAATAGCACGCTCTTGTATTTTAATTGGTAAACGATACGACTTGTCAAGAATAATTCTATTACCTTCTCTATTTAATAAATACTCACTACGAGCTCCTGCCCAGTTAAATATAGCTTGATCATCATCTCCTGCAATGTAAACTCTTTTTGCTTTTTCTGCGAGCTTATCAACCATTTGCCATTGAATGTAAGAAAGATCTTGAGCTTCATCAATGATAAGAACATCGAGCCGTGGTGCGATATCCTCTTTTAAAAATTCTACAATCATGTCAGTAAAATCATATTTATATTTACCACCACGACCAAACTTATAATCATGTAATGTTTCAGCAATTAATTTTAACTTTGGCCATCCACCTTGCATGTGTCCACTGTGCTGAAACTGTGTGTATAATGTGTTACCATTTATTTTTGCCATATCAATGACACGCATAAAAATATCATTAGGTGATGATACACCATACGATCCTAAAACTTCTGAATTAGGATTTGATAACTTGACCTGTAGCTGTTGCGATAAATATCGATAGTCTTCATCGTTCATAACATCTGATTCTGCTAAACCTAAAGCCATAAAAGCTAAACTATGTAATGTACGAAAGTATTTAAAATCTTGATCTTTACTATCAGGAAAAAATACAAGTGCTCTATTAAGAGCTTCTCTTGCTGCTTTTTGTGTAAAAGCAAAGTAACCTATACGATCAGGTGATGTATTAGGTAATTCTTTTGCAACAACTTTTTCAATTAAATAAGTTGTTTTACCTGTACCTGGTGGACCAAATATTAAATTAACAGACATTAGAAAGGTATCTCCTCTTCAAATGTTGGTGTTTCATGTTCATGTTGATCCTTATCCTTTAATGCAAATGCTTTTGGAACGTACCATACACGACGAACCTTACCACTAATTCTTGTTGTTTCACTATCTCCATCTAACCCTCTTATACTAGAATGTATCTGTGTTTGGTTAAAAGATTTAAATTGTTTTTTGGTAAGAAACTCAACTAATGCTTCAAGACGAAAATAAATTTTATCATTTTTATGTAATGCTTGACCTAAACGTAAACCTTCCCAATCTTGAGCGTCACCTTGGTCCGTGATAAATTCTTCAAGTAATTCGGCAAATCTCCCTGCCGCTGTAACCTCAATTGGCATTTCAATAATCTTTACATTAGCTAATAATGCTTGAAGTCTAGCTGTCCAATCTCTGGGGTTTAATGAATTAGGTAAAATATTTACTCTACCCATACAAGCTTTACGAAATAAATTTTGATCATACAATTCATTATTAGATAGACTTAATCGTTTTCCATCTACTGTAATAAACCACTGTGATTCATCTGATTGAAACTTTGTTAAATCATCAAACTTACTTTCAAAGTCATCACCAATACCAAACTTCCTTGTTTGACAAACAGAGCTATTACAATGCGAACACATTGGTTCTATCTTACATGTGTAATTATAATCAGTTGTTTCATGCTGTTTAATTGTTTTAATAACTTCGTTCATCTTTAATGGTTGTTCCATATATTTTTGATTAAACTCAGATATTTTATCTTGCCATTCTTTTGGCCACTTCTTTTTTGCATAGACACTGTAATGAAATAAAACTACATCTCTTGTACCTTGCTGTACTTTTGTAGACATAAATGTTTCAAGACACGGAGGTCCATCAGACATCTCTTTAAAATTTTTTTTCTTTTTTAATTTTATTTTAGNAAAATCTTCTTCGGATATTCTAAACCTTTCGACAAGAGTATAAAACTCTTCAAGAGTAGCCGCAGAACCATCATCCAAAAAAGCATACCTATTGTGATCAGTGCCACCAAAGTAAGGAAGATTAAGAAAGTTCCCAACGTCTCCACGTTCCTTCTCAATCTTTTCTTGCTTAGGAAATATTTCACAACCCGCATAACCAAGTTCTCCTGCAATCTGTTCTAATTTTTGACGCATTAATCTTGCAGAAATAAAACTCTTTGTAAAACAAAATATATGTGCGCCACCACTTTTNGAACGACATACAATTAAAGGAAATTCTTCTTCTCTTATTTTATCTATTATTTTCTTATGATCTAAAGGNTAATCATCAATATCAATACAACCCCACTGACAAGTGTTGTCATCTGTTATTGGTATNATACCTAAACTTCTTTCACCTGATAAGTGTTGTTTCCACAAATCATCGGTAGGTGGTTTCCTGACAATAAGAGATCTACCCTCCATCTTGCCTTTATCGTTTATGCCACCTTCTTTTTGATAGCAACCATGTGCTCTCTCTTGACCTTTATATATTTCTTTAAACTTTTCCATCTGATGCTCATAATAAAAAAAGGGCGGTCGAGNACGCCCCCATGTTANNAAAANGTTTAGTANGGNGANTCCGTTTTNTTNTCNTCAGTTTCACTTTCGTGTTTNACTNTNGCTNNNCC